AACAGCTCAACCTGATCCAAAAGCGGAAGCATGGGGAGCTAGAAATAGATGGTTTGGTACAGATACGGCTATGACGTACACTGCATTTGACTTACACAAAAAACTAGTGGATGAAGAAGGTTTTGATCCTCAATCTGACGAGTATTATTCTGAAATTGATAAAAGAATGAGACTTGAATTTCCTCAGAAATTTGATACAACTGAGGATAAGGTTCAAAACAATACGACCAAACCGACACAAATAGTAGCTTCAGCGAAGCGAAGTGTGAACAAATCTGGTCGCAAAACTGTGAGACTCACCCCTTCTCAAGTTGCTATCGCTAAAAAATTAGGAGTGCCATTAGAAGAATATGCGAAACAAATGAAAATCACGAAGGAGGTATAGCATATGGAAAAAGATAAAATAAAAACCCCGCGTGCGAGCCAGTCTAGAGACAAACAAAAAAGACCTACGACTTGGACTCCACCATCATCACTTGATGCACCACCTGCGCCAGACGGTTATAGGCATAGATGGATTAGAACTGAAGTTTTAGGTTTCGACGATACCAAAAACATGTCAGGAAAAATTAGATCTGGATGGGAGTTAGTTAGAGCTGACGAATATCCTGATTATGATTATCCATCTGTAAAAGACGGTAAATACGCAGGAGTCATAGGAGTTGGTGGCCTAGTGTTGGCTAGGATACCGGAAGAGGTTGCAAAAGCTCGAGAAGAGTACTTTAGAAAACAAACTCAAGATCGAGACGACGCGGTAAACAACGATCTCATGAAGGAACAACATTCAAGTATGCCGATCAACGCTGAGAGGCAGACTCGTGTAACTTTTGGTGGTACGAAGAAATAATTTCTTTGTGATATCAAAAACACATTAATGTTAACCGCAAGATCACGTTGAAGTGATTTTGCAAAAGGAGAAAAACTATGGCAAACAAAGACGCTGCTTTCGGACTGAAAGCAATCGGAAAAGTTGGTCAGAACAGAGACAACCAAGGTTTGTCTGAATACGATATCGCAGCTTCGGCTACAGCGATTTACCAAAATGACCCAGTGAAAATGCTGGCGACTGGAACGATTGGTGTTGCAGCGGCAGGCGATGTTTTATTAGGCGCACTTACAGGTGTCTTTTTCACCGACGCTTCCACTTCAAAGCCAACGTATGCTAATCACCTTAAAGCATCTAACACTGCAACAGACATTGTTGGATTCATAGCTGATGACCCGTACGAAAGATTTGAAGTACAATCAAACAACGCAGGAGCTTCTGAGCAAACTGATATTGGTAATGTAGCTAATATTGAGTATACAGCAGGAAGTTCACCCAACTTTGTTTCAAAAGTAGAACTAGATAATGGAGACTTAGCAGCTACTGATGGTCAATTAAAGATCATTGGTGTTTCTAAAGATCCAGACAATAATGATCTAACTTCTGCTAATGTAAACTGGGTTGTAACAATCAACGAGCACTTCTTAAAACAAGAAGCAGGCATATAATAGGATAGGAGTATAATATTATGGCAATATCAAGAGGACAACTAGTCAAAGAACTAGAGCCAGGATTGAATGCACTATTCGGCCTGGAATATAAAAGATACGAAAATCAGCATGCTGAAATTTTCGACACAGAAAACAGTGACAGAGCTTTTGAAGAAGAAGTAATGTTATCTGGTTTCGCGCAAGCTCAAGTTAAACCAGAAGGTTCTGGAGTGACTTTTGACAATGCACAAGAAACTTTCACAGCTAGATATTCGCACGAAACAATTGCTTTAGCATTTGCAATCACAGAAGAAGCTATCGAAGACAATCTTTACGATAGACTAGCTTCTAGATACACAAAAGCTTTAGCAAGATCGATGGCAAACACTAAGCAAGTAAAAGCTGCGAATGTATTAAACAATGCATTCAACAGTTCATTTGCTGGTGGTGATGGTAAGGAGCTTTGTGCTACTGACCACCCAACGATAGCTGGAACTTTTCAAAATGAGTTAACGACAGCGGCAGACCTTAACGAGACTTCATTAGAACAATCGTTAATCGATATCGCGGCGATGACTGATGAGAGAGGTTTAAAAATTGCAGCAAGAGGAGTAAAAATGATTATTCCTTCTGAGCTTCAATTTACTGCTGAGAGATTGATGAAATCTCAAGGTAGAGTTGGAACAGCTGACAATGATATTAACGCAGTAGTATCAATGGGGATGATTCCTCAAGGTTATGTAGTAAACAACTACTTAACTGACACTGATGCGTTCTTCATCAAGACAGATGTACCTAACGGATTAAAAATGTTCGTTAGATCTCCAATCAAAACAGCTATGGAAGGTGACTTCGATACTGGTAATGTTAGATACAAAGCTAGAGAGAGATATTCTTTCGGATTCTCAGACCCTAGAGGTATCTTCGGTTCACCAGGAACTGCGTAATCATCTGATTAACTGAATAATTAAGGGGCGCCATTGCGGCGCCCCTTTTTTTATGCTATAACCTAAAAACCCATGAAAACTTTCCGAATACAAATCAGAGCATATGGCTACTACGCCGACTTCACGATTGTGTCAGAAGACAACGACAAAGCCTTTGAAAATGCACTAGTTGACAAACTAGGAGAAAATGATATTGTATGGGAAAAAGATGGATTCACAAATGAATCTAAAATGTGGTTAACCTATGAGGAGGTTATAAATGACACACGTTCAAGAACTCTACACGAAGAAGAGAGGACTGGAACTTGAATGGTCGCAGCACTATAATCAGGAGAAAAGATATACTCTTGATATGGTAAGAATTGATGACAGAATTAGACAAGTCATCAGTCACATTAAGCAAGCTGAAGCTAAAGAAGCTCAGAAGCTTAATCAGATAGAAGAAGCTGCACCTGACGTATCTGTAGCTACGTAACACAAAAACGCTACATCGCTGAAATCGCACTTTCTTGTAAGGCTCTCTTGCACTTCATAAAAAACTAATATATAAAATTATTACTATACAATTAATTAGAACATAGACGCGTATAGTCGACGGCCTAGAGACTATGTTCGGAAAACTAGGAGGATATAATTATGGCAAATACTACATTTTCAGGACCGGTCCGATCGGAAAACGGTTTTGATTTTATAACTAAAAACGCAACTACAGGTGCTATTACAACTAATGCTTCTTACGGCAAAGGTGTAACAGGTGGAGTTCAATCTTTATCTGGTGCTGGTGCAGTTGACACAACTAACTTAGTTACGGAGATAACTACTACTGGAGCAGATGCATTAACACTTGCAAATGGATCAGTAGGTCAAGTTAAAATCATTACTATGGTTGTTGACGGTGGAGACGGAACTTTAACTCCAACTACTTTTGCAAATGGAACGACAATTACGTTCAATGATGCAAACGATACAGTTGCATTATTATATGCAAACACAATCGGTTGGGTTGTTATTTCAAACAGCGGCGCAACAGTAGCGTAATAAATAATTAGTGTGGGGCTCCGGCCCCACATAAATTTTAAGGAGATTAAAATATGAAATCAGATGTAAAAGCAGTAAGAGTTACAGGCACTGGTGCAGTTTTCGCAGGAAGAACAAGATTAAGAGGATTAATTCTTGCTTCTGACGGCGGTGGCGCTGGAACTATAATCTTACAAGACAATACTGATAGTACAACTTTGTTCCAAGGAGATTGTCCAACAGGAGATGTTTTCGCATTTAACATCCCAGAAGATGGAATTTTATTTCCAGGTGGAATGAAAGTTTCGACTATTACTAATATTGCAGGTGCAACGTTTTTAATAGATAAGTAGGAGGTTAGATGGCTAACACTACTTCTGGTACTACAACTTTTGATAAAACATTTGCTATCGATGAGATAATCGAAGAGGCATATGAGAGAATAGGTATGCAAGGCGTATCTGGTAATCAGTTACGTATGGCAAGAAGATCTCTCAATATTATGTTTCAAGAGTGGGGTAACAGAGGACTTCACTATTGGGAAGTAGCAAATAACTCAATTACATTAGTTGATGGTCAAGCAACATATACAATGTTTAGATCAACAGGTGACGGAACATCTGACGCTACTGCTGTATATGGTGTAGATGATGTATTAGAAGCTGTTTACAGAAACTCATCAAATGTTGATACACCTCTTACAAAAATAAACAGATCTACATATCAAGGTCTTTCAAATAAAACATCTGAAGGAACACCATCACAATATTTTGTACAAAGATTTATAGATAAAGTTACGATTACTTTATACTTAACACCTGGTTCAACAGAAGCAGGTAATACAATTAATTACTATTATGTAAAAAGAATACAGGATGTTGGTGACTATACTAATGCAACAGATGTACCTTATAGATTTGTACCATGTATGGCATCAGGTTTAGCTTATTATTTATCACAAAAATTCAAACCAGAATTAACTCAAAACATGAAACTATTATACGAAGATGAATTACAAAGAGCTTTAGCGGAGGACGGCTCATCATCTAGTTCTTACATAACCCCTAAAACTTATTATCCAAATGTCTAATTTTTCAAAAGGTAAACATGCACAATTTATATCAGATAGATCTGGTATGGCATTTCCATATTCTGAAATGGTTAGAGAATGGAATGGTTCTAGAGTTCATGTATCAGAGTTTGAACCTAAACAGCCACAATTAGAACCAAGAGCACATGGCGCTGATCCTGAAGGTTTGCAAAATGCAAAACCTGATAGAACAGAACCAGCTACACAAAATTTATTACCAGCTAATCCTTTCAATATTACATCTGGAAGTACAACAATTACAGTTACAGAACCAAGTCACGGTAGAACTACTGGTAATACGGTAGTCTTCAGAAACGTAGATGGTTCACCAGGAGGATTAGCTTTTACTGTGTTTGAAAATTCATCAGGATTTAGTATAACAGTAACAGGTACAAATAATTATACATTCACATTAGGATCAACTCCTACTGTGACTGAAAGAGCAGGAGGAATGTTTGTAACGGCAGGACCGGTAACATTGACACCATAATGGCAGGATTTACATACGCAACATTAACACAAGCAATTCAAGACTACACTGAAGTAGATAGTAATGTTTTAACTTCTACAATTACAGATCAGTTTATTGAAAATGCAGAGCTTAGAATATTTAGAGATGCACCGATTGATGCATATAAAAAACAATCTACAGGTAATTTAGTTACAGGACAAAATACAATTAACGTTCCTGCAAAAACTATATTTGTAAAAGGTGTACAAGTTTATGATTCAACTTCTGCATCAACAGGTTCTAATGAATGGTTAGAAAAAAAGGATGAGTCTTATTTACAAGAATATCAACCATCTACAGAATCAGCAGCTAGAGCAAAACCTAAATACTATGCAATGTTTGGAGGAGCAACTGGTGTAACAGATACGACATCTGGAAGACTATTTTTAGCTCCAGCACCAGATAATACTTATGTTTTTAAAATACATTATGAGGCTATTCCTGATGGTTTATCTAGCTCAAATACAACAACATATATCAGTCAATACTTCGGAAATGGTCTATTATATGCTTGTCTTGTAGAGGCATATGGATTCTTAAAAGGTCCAGTAGATATGTTGACACTTTACGATAAAAAGTATAAAGAGGAATTAGACAAGTTTGGTATTGAACAACTTGGCAGACGTAAAAGAGACGATTATACGGACGGCACAGTTAGAATTACAGTACCATCAACGAACCCTTAGGAGTTTTATTATGGCAATTACATCGGCAATATGTTCTAGTTTTAAACAAGAGTTATTAGAAGGAAAACACGATTTTCAAACTTCTGGTAATGGGGGTCATTCTTTTAAGATTGCACTTTACACAAGCTCAGCAACTTTAGGTGCATCAACGACTGCTTACTCGGCAACAAATGAAATTACAAATACTGCTGGATCTGCATACTCTGCAGGCGGTGCAGCGTTAACAAACACTGGAGTTGGTTTAACTTCAACAACTGCGTTTACAGATTTTTCTGATGTATCTTACACATCAGCTTCTTTCACAGCCAACGGCGCATTAATCTACAACACAACAACAGATGGTGGTTCAAGCACAACTAACGCTGTTGCTGTTATCGCTTTTGGTTCTGATAAAACTGCAACGAACGGAACTTTCACAATTCAGTTCCCTGCAAACGATTCATCAAACGCAATCATAAGATTGGCATAGGAGGCCGACGATGTCGGTTAATTCAGGATGGGGCCGATTTACCTGGGGTCAAGCGTATTGGGGTGAAGATACTTTACTCGCTACAGGCTGGGGCGCAAAATCTTGGGGTTCTGGTGAATGGGGAAATCTTGCGAACGAAACTGTTTCACTAACAGGTGTATCTTTTTCATCTACAGTTGGATCTTTAACACTTACAGGTACAGCTCTTGTTGAACCAACAGGAGTTTCTACAACATCAAATCTTGGAACTATTACAAATGTTATTAGTGCAGAATTTGATGTAGCAGGTTCACAATTTACAGCTCAACCAGGTTCACTTACAATTGATATTGCAGTTACACCAGATATTTCTGGTCAAGAAATTACATCAGCAATTGGTGTAGTAGATCCTGCCGATCAAGTTGTTG